GCCTCGTGCACACATCGCAACGCCCACTCTCGAGACCGCTTCAACCGGCACTCGATACACTGGCCGCACGGCACCGCCAATCCGTGCTCTTTCCCAATGCCGAGCTTCACCGGCCGAACACACATCCTACTGCGGCACTGCCACGTGGCTAATACACACTGCCACCGCGGCGATCGCCGCCAACCAACCGGCCACCAGGCCGATCAACTTCAACCACTCTCTCATAACCGGATCCCTCCACGCATCGGTCCCACTTCGTACAGCACATTCTTCCGGTGCACATTCTGCGCACCACGCCGGAAATTCGACTTCGAGTGACCTCGACTCATCCGTCCACGACGCGCCATAACACACCTCCGGCCAACAAGTTAGACAACTTCGTTATAATAGATGATACGACAACAACTTACGACATCATCACAACACCGCGCTCGCAACCCCGATCGCGATCACCAACAATATGAACTCCCAAAACCATCTTCGCAAGCTCACAAACCACCTCCGGTGATGCCAACAGGGGCAATATGCCCCAAACCCCATCAGATCGTACCGATCACAACGCCGACACATATCGGCTAATCTAGCTAACGCAGAGACTGACAACAAGGTGTCAGTCAGCACAGTTACAACAAGTCATAAACTGTGCCACGGCATCGTTTACCGAAGCCGATCCACCCCATGGGTGCCTAAAAACAGGACCTGTTTGAGGATCCTCAAAACAAGAATCGAGGGGGCTAGCGCCCCCTCGAGCTCCCTGCAACCAGCCTTACCAGGCAAAAATCCGCCTTTCAGGCGGCGGGTCGCTTCCGCTCCCCAGAACCAAAAGATAAAAGTCAAATACTAAAGTCTCCGCGCGCGCGCGCGATAAAACCGCGCGCACACGCGCACCAAACAAAAACCAAGATAAAAAAACGTATCCGGGCAAGAGCCCGAACAAAACACGAAGGGCGGCCTGTAAGAGCCGCCCAATTACCGCGGTGCACGACTAACACCGCGAACGTGCCTACTGCACTACTTAGAAACAGGCGGCGACTTCGCCGCCTCTAACCGCGCTGCGAGCTCTCGCGCTTCACGCCGCTTCGCGGCTCTATCCTCTACCGCGGCTTCCGCCGCATCCCGCTCGGCCTCCGGCCTCCGCACCTTCACAACACCCAGCTCCTCGAGCTTACGCACGCCATCCTCGGACTGGAACGCATCCAAAAACAACGCGGGGTCATTATCATACGCACTCCGCACTTTCGCATCCAGTTGCATGAACGCACTATTCGCCCGCGTCACCTTCTCCATGGCATCACGAAAATCCACGATACCCGACACATCAGCATACACCAAATCTTCCAGCGGCTGCGGCAACGGCACCGCACCACGCAACACACGCGCCAATATCTCATTCACGTCCGCCGACTTCGCGTCCTCCTGCCGCGTCTTACCTTCCGCCAGAGTGCACTTCGTGCCTCTCGACGGCAACACCGTCGCATCATCATAGACCACTCTCATGGCTTAAACCTCCTCTGAGGCGGCCGCTTAAAGGCCGGATTCGTCAACAAGTAAGCCTTCGCATCCCGCACCCTCTCCTGCATATACCGATACACGCTCTTCGCATCCGTCGCTACGGCACCCAGCGCCTCCTTCCACTGCGCACCACCAATCGCAGCCCGCGCAGTCGCATTCCGCACCGCTACCTCAGCTCCAAACAACTTCTCATTCCAATCATACTGCTGCTGCTTCAACAAATTGTCCGCGCGCAAGTTCTCCGTACCCCAAAACTTCACGCGCTCTTCCATCTTCAACAACCGTAAATCCTGATCCAACCGCCTACCGGCCATCGCACTCGAGACACCACGCGTCCCTAACTGACTCAAATCCGGCACCTCAGCAATCCCACTTCCCGGCGTCGACGCACCGGGACCACCTGTCGCACTCAACACCGGATTCAACCCAGCCTTCCGTAGATCCGCTACCTCACGCTGGTGGGCCGTCGACGACATCCGCTCTTCCCAGGCACGCTGCTCACGCGCCCGCTTCGCACTCGAACCACTGGAAATCGCCCCACCAAGAATATCACCAGCTACCGACGCCGCCGTCTGCAACCACCACGGCGCACCACCACTACTAGAACTCCCTTGTGACGGGTCCCCCATACCATATCCTCCACCATAACCCGCCACTAAAAGTGATCCGTCATGCCGGGTACACCGAATACCGGCATCGGCCTCGCGCACTTCAAATCGAAGTACGCATCAAAGTAAAAATCTGGCTCCGAGGGCACCGCTACCCGCGTGTCTAAAATCGACTCCGTCTGATCCTCAATAAACGTCTGACCCAACGTCGGCAACGCCGTGAACTTCTCCGACAAGTGCCACAGCTCCAACGTGCCAGCGGCCATCGAATTCATCAACCCAGTAATCCGCGACGGCTTGTACCGATACTCCGCATACCGCTCTTGATAACCAAACACCAGCGGATCGTTCGCATCACCCTTCGCATACAGCTCGCGATTCAGCACCGACTGCTCACCAATATGCGCCAACACCGGCCAGTAAAAATCGTACCGCGTCGACCGCTTCCAAAACCGCTCAATCCCTTGCTGATACGTCAAATCTGCACGCACGTTCACAATCCCAATGATAATCCCATGCTCCGTGAACGACTTCGAAAAACCATGACCATGCGCCAGCGCCGCACCTACACCCGACAGGTTCCCGATCGGCGTATTCCCACCGGTTAACCCGGTCTGCGTCTGCTGCGCAATCGGCGCAATACTCACCGGCGTCGATCCACCTCCCAGATACTCAGAACGCTGCAACCGCGCATCCGGCGACTTCACCCGGAAATGCGACCAAATCAATTCCGTGTACCGCGTCCCACCTCGCGCATCTCGCTCGAGCAACTTCTGCGTCTGAAACGCCAACCGCAAATCATTAATCGTCGCGGCCGTCGCCGTCGACAAATCCGCATACCACACACCATTCGGATCAAGAATCGCATCAATCGCATTCGCCTGAAAATCAAACGACGCCGCCTGCGACGTCAACGCACCTGCAATCCCTGCCAGCGTCGTCGCATCCACCACCTTATGCGGCAAATTCACGTTCGCATCCAACACTACCGTCGCTCGCGTCCCTAACGGCATCGACACCGCCGTACCCTTCTGCAGGAACGGCAAACAACTGGTAAAATAATCATGCCGCTTCGCACGCTTAAATGGCGCTTGCGCCCCCGACCACGCGTCCGGCCCATCACTCACCGGCACACTCACGCTGTTAATCAGATTCTCATCCCGGAACCACTGATTATAAATCAGACTATACGCGCGAAACGGCAACGTCGAAAACTGGATCGTCCCCGCACCTAACTGACCCGTACACGGAAGACCAAAATAATCCCACACCGACCCTAAACCCGGCGTCATCGCACCCACCTGCGGCACCGTAAACGAAATCGAATCACCCGGATTGGTCTGCTCACCCATAAACTTCACAAAGTTCGTCCACACCAACCGGTACGGCACAAAGAAAAAGAACGAATCCAAATACATATTATCCATCAACGGCTTAATGGGCGTCGTCAACCGCGCAAACGCCGTCATCCGCAAATGAAACGTATCACCCGGCAACACCTCATCCACAAAGACCGGGATCAGCAACCCTGCATCAAACGTTGTCTTATACCCATGCGACCGATCAAACACCGACCGCTCAATCGACACCGACGGCACTCGCGAAAAATCATGACCCGACTTCATCACTGTCGGCATCTTCTTCATCGGAGGCATACTTAGCCCTCCTTCACAAGCTTCAACACCGTCGCCGAATCAATCAACAACCTCGGCAACACCATCACACCCTCACTTGTACACAAGGGCGACACTACTCCCGTCCGCTCATCAAACGACCCAATCTCATACAACGGAAAATCACCAGGACACTTATTCACCAACGTCCCTTCAGTCTGCAAAATCTGGACATACGACCGCTCTGCCTCACCACGCGTTACCGCCGCCATCGGTGCCAAAAAGGTCTCCGTTTTCACGTCGAGCAACGCAAATAGCAACTTCACTGTGCCTCCAAAAGTTTAAGTTTCGCCGCAGCGATAAGCTCCCGCGCCGCATTCGTCCTCCAGGTAACACCGTTCACGATTGTACATCTCTCGCCATACTTCCTAACACGGCGAGCCTTAACGACCTCCATTCTCGCTTCGTCACGCTCAGCCTCCTTCTTATCATAAAAACGCGGGGGCGTCACCTCACGCCCCCGCACCAACACCGAATCATCTCGGTACACATCACCACGAAACTTCTGGAACCATCCAAAACCGATCCCCGGCCGCCGCGACATCGTCGCATACTCCGGCTCGAGCTGATACGTGGACCCTTGGGAATCCACCCGCTGGTAATGAGCCGCGGCACGGGAACCGGTCACCTTCTTCACGCAGTACCGAGCAACGTACTGCGCACTCTCAAAAGAGACTCGTCCGATGTGACCAAACCCAAACGGCCACAACGCGGACAACGTCGCAGACGCAAAAACCGGATGATCCTGCTTCGTGTCACCAATCGGCAGTTCATCTCTAAACCGCAACCCAAACAGGAGCGCGTGATAATGAGGCCTTCCATTCTCCTCGCCGTACTCACCGGCGTGAAAGTAGCGGACACTCCCACACTCCTTCCTTAGCCGCTTCATGAATAACGGAAACGCCCGACGATCCAACGAGCCACCAGCTGGCAGGAACTCGTCCGCATACGTCAACGTCACAAACGAATTGTCCTCGTACAGACTTGCCTCGTGCACACATCGCACCGCCCACTCTCGAGACCGCTTCAACCGACACTCGATACACTGACCACACGGGACACACAACCCGTGCTCTTTCCCAATGCCGAGCTTCACCGGCCGAACACACATCCTACTGCGGCACTGCCACGTGGCTAATACACACTGCCACCGCGGCGATCGCCGCCAACCAACCGGCCACCAGGCCGATCAAC